CATTGTATGGTGTTCTACCTGCTAACAAATCTAATCCACAAAATTCACAAACAGCAGGTGTAAAAGGTATCATAGTCCTTTTAATATTTTTAGAATCAATTTTAGTTTGCTTCAGAACAAAAAAAGTATTATCTAAAATTGGGTCAAACTCTTCCTCTTTTTGTTCAGGTGCAAATAATTCATCTAAATTTTCTTCAATAGATTTAACTTTCTCTACTGAATCAACAAACATACTATTAAAAGCTTCATCAATTGTTTGATTAGGTTGTAAGTTCATTATGATAAACTTCCTTCCCTAGTACGTTTAACATTATAATTACCTGCTTGCACTTCTTTAATAGGTAAATCTTTAACTTCCTCAACTTTATTTTCTTCAACAGTTAAAGCTTCATCTAATGATTCTAATTTAACTTCTTCAACTTTAGTTTTAGCCATAAAAACACTCCATTAATTTTGTGCAAGGGACAAATTAATGTCCCTTGTTTATTAAAATACCCCTAGAACGTAAACATCCGCTAAATTGCTAGCTTCAGCTTCTAGACCATAAGCACCAATGTTAACAACATCTGTGTTAGCATATGTGCCTAATCTACCTGCTGTTGATGTAGGTATCAAACCATCACCAGCAGCAACAGAAGTAGCTACGTTAGCTTCTACTCTACCTTTAGTTACAATCCATCCATAGTAACCACTTGTGAATGCACTTTCAGCAACACCTACCATTTTACTAGTAGCAGCACTAGTTTTAATAACTGTAAATGGTAGATTTGTTGTATCTGAAGTGTCTATTTTAACAGCATCACCAGCAGCAATTGCAGCACCAGCTTTAACATAAGTATACTCTGTTCCATCTTCCTCAATCCATCTAGAACCAAGAGTTAAACCATATTTTTGAGTTGATGTGTTGTGTTGTGCTGTGTTAATACCTAAAGTTTTACCACCACCTTGAGCCATAAATAATTACCTCACCTTTCTATAAATTATGCTGTTATACCTGTTAACACACCTTGTCTAGCTCTATGATTAATAGTAGGTGTTAGATAAACAATACAATGAGCAACTTTACCATCTTGGTTAATTGGTTGCATAAATGAGCTTATAGCAAACTTCTTACCCTTACCATAAACCAAACGCATAAATGTAGGGTTCAAGAAGTACATATAACCCGCAATAATGTCTTCATCAAACATTACCGGTGTTTCTTTGAAAAGTATATTTGTATAACCTATATCAGCTTTCTTTAGATCCATTGATCTATATTGAGATTGTACTAACTTTTCATAGTATTGAAATACTGCTTGAGTAGTAAGAATTATTTTAGGTTTAGCTATACCACTAGAACAACTATTATACATTGCTCTCATAGCATCAGCACCATTGCTAGCAAATGATCCTACTGAACCTGTCCATTGATTGCGCCATTGTGAATATGTTGAAGAGTTTATATTACCTACAGTAGACCAAGCTGTTCCTTCCTCAACAAAGAGCGCTAAGCCGGGAATATCCTTTCCCCCGTTGCCTGTTCCATCACCACTTAACCATTTTTCATTAAAGTAAGTAGCCATAGATATTTGAAGTTGCATAATTTTAGCTTCTAACAAATCAAATATCTTTTCACTAGCACCACTATTTTGAAACTCTGTAAAATGATCAATAGTTACTGAACCTGCTACTTGTTTCCATTCAAACTGTGCTGCTGTAACTGTGTCTTGTGGTGAATTATCAAGTAAATCCCATCTAGAGAAAGATCTAACAGTTGAATTTTCCTCAAACATTAAATTTTCTTGTATTTCATAACCACCAGATTGCTCTCTAGTAAAACCTAACTCATCCATCATCTTAAATGTATAATTGTGATTATAAATAAGATCTTGAATAGATTTTTTACTATTCCTGATAGATGACGTTATAACATCATCAAAATTAGCATTTTGTTGTGCCATATAACCATTTTCCCCTTGCTTTATAAACTATTAAATTACTTTCTGAAATTATGTTGCTGCATTGCTAACATAATACCTTCTCTAATAGTCTTTGGTTCAGTAGGTTTCTGACTTCCAAAGCTATTTGATCCATTCTCTACTTGTCTTCTATCAGCAATGTTTCTTAAATTATCAACTTGTTGATTTGTTAAGGGTCTATTTCTATTATTTAATGTAGGTTTTAACCTTAAATAAGCAATTTCAACCCCTTTTTCATTCATTAATTTTCTACCTTGTTCACCTGCTTGAGCAAATACTTCCTCTAAATCAGGATATTCAGCTTTTAATTTATTGTATTGTTGATGTGCTTGATGAGTAAATTGTATATTTTGAATTGTTGGCTGTATTTGACCCATTATAGGTTGCATAGCTTGTTCTACAAATTTACCTATTAAATTACCTAGATATTGCTCCCCATCGGGTTGAGCTAATCTTTCTGATAATGGTAAAACATTTTCAGGTGCAACTTGTTGTTGATTACCTTTTACCATTTGTAACACTTGCATCAATTGACCTTGTAATTGTTGGTTTTGTTGTACAAGTTGCTGATATTCTGGTGTTTGAGAAAAGTTTGTTGGTGTGCTAACTGCTGGTGGTACTTCATTAGGTGTATTATTTGTTTGATTGTTGTTTCTATAATCTACTAATTGTAAATTACCATTAGCATCATAGCTTGTAAAAACATCATCCAAGGCATTTTCATCATTAGCAAATGCATCATCCATAGGATCATAATCATTATTTTGTGGATTATTGTAGGCAAAATTTGTTGACATAAATTAAAAACTCCTAATTTAGATTATATTACTTTTTATTTTTAACCTTTGCAAATTAAAATTACCATTATTAATGGTAAATATTGAGAAAATTTTTAATATATTTTAATCTTTTTCTCTTCAAATGTTTTTTTAATAGCTTCTCTTACTTGTGGTCTTGTTGCTTCACTAGCTTTTTTTAATCTCTCATCTTTGCTAATTTGCTTTATCCCGGGTTCATAAACACCATAACCTTTAGATTTCAAGGTATCATAATACTGTTTTTTGCTAGTGTAATGTTGATCTGTTCCAATGTCATAATGTCCATTAACCCCTGATTTTTCAAAGTTATCAGCAATAACTGCTGGTCTAGAAACAATCTTAGGTGATGGGTTACTACATTTAGGACAACTAAAATTATTATAAATGTCCATTTTAAGAATTAATTCAAAAACACCATGATCTTTACATTCAAACTCATAAATAGGCATAATTAACAACCTTATAGTAAACTTCTATGTAACTTATAAAATCCTTGTAGCATAGATTTGTGAATCTTTTCATTTACATCTGCTAAATTTCTCTCTAATACTTCAATTACTGATTTATCAATAAGTATACTTTTTTTAGCAATTTCTAGATCTTTAGTTATAAGCTTTTTACGCTTCATTAATCTAATATAATCTTCATTCATTAACCACCACCTAATAAACTTCCCATTATTTCAGCAGTTACACCACCAGCACCAGATTGACCTTGTTGTGCAACTAATTGTTCTTGACCTGTTGCTTGTTGTGGATTTTGTAAAGGTACTTGTCCTTGTTGTTGCTGCATTGCACTATCTTGAGTAATGTTTGGTATAGGTTTAGTAATAATTGCAGCATTGGGAAAGAATCTAGAAATATCCTGTGTACCGTAACTTTCTAAAACCCATTTGAATAACTCACCTAAATTAATTTGAACACCTGATTGAGATAATATTTGTAAGCTTTGTAAAGTCATTTGATAAATGCTAGTTCTTTGTTGTCTCTCAATAACTGGGTCAACTGGTTCTTTGCTTGTAGATTCTAGAGATAAAGTTATTCTAGAAGATAATTGGTCTCTATTAAATGTCTGCCAATATTCACCAGCAGCACCTATTAGCTTTACAACTTGATCCCTATAGATATTATGTCTCATGTGTGAAAGCTGTTTGTAACCAATGTTTTTTACAAATATGTCTACTTTGTAGGCTAAATCACCAATTTTCTTACCTGCAATTTGTGTTCTAGCAGAAATTTCATTTGATGATGTTCTAGAAGGTAATCTACCACCACTAGTTAATGCATCAGAGCCAACAAGTTCTAAAATATCTTGGTCTAGTTTTGCTTCAACATTTGCAGCATCAGAACTAAAATTCATTTCAGGTATTGCCCAAATAGACTCTTGACCACCATCAAACTCAACTATAGTCCCATCTTCACCTGCTTCAAGCTTTGACATTTCTGTCTCTTCTAATGAACCTTTTCTTATACCATATTTTCTAGAATCTTTACGTCTTCTATCTATTTGTGATGTTCTAATTCTATTCTTTTCATATTGTTGATCTTCAATAAGATATGGTATTGATATTGGGAAAGGTTCATTAGGTATATCAATATAAGTTATTACTTCATATGGAAAACCTTCACCATCTTCTAGAAGATAATCATATGGCCAATCTTTTTCAATTAATGGCCAAACAACATCTTTTGCAAATAAATAATATTTTTTATATTTCTTATCCCATATCTCAAATAAAACTATATTGTCAGAATCACAATCTGAATCTGTGTCATAACCTATAACACTTCTAGCTTTTGTAGCACTTTCATTTTCATAAGTGCTATAAGTCATTGGTTTATAATCACCATTTAATATTGAATTAATAGCTTTCTTGCTATAACTTTCATTGTTCATCACATCAGACAAAGGCTTAAATATAACTTCAGCACACCATCTAGAACGCTCTAAAGTTGTGCTGTTTGCATAATCCCAAACAAACTGAAATGGATTAACTCTATAAAAATAACACTCTTCCCTAGTTACAAAATCATCATAATTAAATGTACCATCTTTAACTTCACTTCTAGGTAAATCATCAACTTCAAACCAAAAACCTGTTTTACCAATACCTAAACCAAAAATAAGCATATCAAGTAATATTTCTCTTAATGGTAAATTCATCTCTTTAATTCGCCATGTAAGATTTAATAATTGTGCTTGTACTTTTGCTGATAATGCATCATCGGGCAATTCTGGCTCTGCCATAAACAAAGGGTTATTTTGTGCTATAAAAGCTAATGTGTCTTTAATAACTGAGAGTGTTTTGTTTACAGTTATATAATCTCTAGGGTTGTCACTAGATTCTAAACCTGATTTATTATCAAAATCCCATTGTAAACCAGCATAGTTTTTTAACCATTTATTCCAATGTTTATCACCATTCCAATGTGTTTGCCTGTAAGCTATAGCTTCATCAACACGATTTAACCAAAGCCTGTAAGCTTCCTCACCTTTTATTGGTTCCCTATAATCATTTGTAGTTGATTTATCATTATCAATCATTTGTTTGCTCTCAGTTATATAATTTTAGTTAATATGTTAAATCATATTTATAAATATACAACTATTTTAACCTTCTAGCTTTTTTCTTTTGCTCCATTTGCTTTTCTATATAAGCTAAAGTATTTGGTTGTAACTTTGGTTTTTCTTTCTGTTTCTCTTCAGGTATTGTTAAAACCATTTGAATTGCAATCATAAATGATAAAGCTAAATCATCATGCCCAGGTGCTAGAATACCTGTAGAACCATCAGCAAACTTTTTATAACGCATCAATTGTTTTATTGTGTGGTAGTTATTTAACTTAACAACTTCATCTTTGATAGCATTATTAGCATCGCTAATCATCATTGGTTTAGTGTATTTAGTTGTTTTCCATCCATAAGTTTGTAACTTATTAGTGTGTTTTGTTGTGCTGAAAGCTTCTCTTTGATAAACATTAGGATAAAATAAATCGTGTGTTAAAACTCTTATAACACTTACTGAACCTCTATCATTAATCTCTACACCAATTAATGCATCATTGTATAACCTACCTAGACAATATAGTAAGTATCCAAATATGTTAGGGTCAATTATTTTGTTAAATGTAGCTACTTCCTCTAGGTTAGGAAGTCTTAACATAACTAAGCTAGAAAAATCGCCATCTTTATAACCTTCTGCAACATCACAACCTATTACATATTTTCTACCATTTATAGGTGGTTCATAAATACATAAATCAAATGAAGGATTTAATTTAATATTTGGTGAAGTTGCTTGGCTATAGAAACCTTCTCTACAAATATTTAATAATGCTTTTTTATTTGAAGTCTTAGCATTTCTTAATCTATCTTCAATACCTTCATTAAAATAAAAATAATGTGCTTTATTTGATGCTAATTTACTAATTTTTTCTAGAGCTTGAAGATTAAAAACATTACTTCCTGTAGAAGCAAAAGCTTGTTGTGGGATAGTAGGATATTCTTGTTGAAACAAGGTGACATCTTTTTCACAGGCATTCTTTATGCAATGTCTACGCCATTTTAACCTTGCATAAACTTCAGAAACAATATCAGACTCATTTTTTAATTCTGTATACCATAATTTAACTTGTTCATAGACATAAGTATATTCTGTTTCTTCATCACCATTTACATCATTATCATGCTTGTCTAAAACTAAAACCTCACCATAATCTAGAGGTATTCTATAATTTTCATCAGCAACCCAAGAGATAAACAACTTTTGATAGCTACTCTCTTCATCTTCCCACATGCTACGAAAGTAACCATCACCACGAGCAGTTGTTTCTATTATAGAAAAAGTAAAAGGTAAGTTAGGCATAGCAGCATTTAAGTTAACTAATCTAGCCTTAATGTCTAATCCTTTTTCTTCCCAAAGTGCTAATTCTGATAGATGGGCGCCATGGAGTGTATAAGATGCTCCTAGATCTTTATTATCAGCAGATTTAACTAATACTCTACTTTGTAAACCTACTGATTTAGAATTAGGGTCAGGATTAGCAAAATATAATTCTCTTACACTATTAAATTTTTGTAATGGTTTTATATAGTCAGGAAGCTTTTTATAAAATAAATCTTGTTTACTAAATAAGGTTTGTGTTGATTCTGTGTCGTGTGCAACTACTAGAGCATTAGTATTAGGAGTTAAAGTTACTAGCCAAAATAATAAGCCTTGAATAAAAGTTGATATACCTAATTGCCTAGCTTTAAGAACTATGATTCTAACAGGCTTACCAGCATCAATTGATTCTTTTATTATCTGCCATAATCTAACTTGTGCTTTGTTAAGCTTCAAAGGTATGATTCTTTTATCTTTAGTAGTTATCCACAAACAAGACTCAGCATAAATGGGGAAGTTATCTTTATACTCACTTATTATTTTTACTAGTTTGTCTAGGTTCATAAATTAAATGCTTCATCTAACATATCTTTACTAGGAGTAATATCTATTATTTGTTCTTTTTTCTTTTGTTCTATAGTCTCTAGAACACTCTCAAGGTTAACAGTTACATTAATGTCTTGCTTACTCTTAATAATACCTGTTATCTCTGCCATTAATTTTAATGCTCCTAAAGCTACTTTACCATCACTATTTTTAGTTAAAGTATTTAATGTTTGCAACTTCTGCATTACAAACTTTCTCTTTTGAGCATTTATAGTGTGTTCTATTATTATATCTGAGAATGTAGGGTTGTTTAGTATTAGGAATGCTTGTTCCCTAGAAATATTTAGATATTCAGCTAATTGTTTATCAGTTTTTATATTACCTACAATACATTCTAATAATGCCTTGCTAAGCATTTCATCATCTAACTTACTAGCACTATCAATTGTTAGATTAAGCTTAGCTAGCATGTTCATTTTGCCTTACCTCTTGACCACAACTTTTGCAAACTATCTTATCAACTACACCTTTAGTTTTTGCTATTTGTAGTAGTTCTTTTATGTTGTTTGCTCCTAGAGAAGTACCTAGCTTAATTAATTTATTATAAACACTTGTAGAACTTAATTGAAAATGCTTACCAACATCTCGTAAAGACTTGCCATTAGCAAGCATTCTCATCATTTCTTTGTAATCTTCTTTTGTGTAAGGGTCTCTCATTATTTAATCCTTCTCTTATCTACAAAACCACTTTCATCAATTATTACAGACTCTTTGTTTGTAAACATTGCATCAGACATTAAACGCTCTTGTTTACGTGCTAGGGTAATTTCCTGAAGTCTATCTAGTGTCTTTGTTATGATTGTTAATGCACCTGAATACATTGCATATAATTCATAATCTGTTAACTCATCAAACTCTTTATCTAGAAATATAACAGCATTTTGTAACTCTAGAGATAATAACTTCTCTTCACCTTCTGATGCTGTCTTCTCTTTTAACACTGTAGCTTTTAATGAGTTAAATAATAACTTTGACATTAAATCTAAATCAAAATTCTCTATACCTATTGTTGCCATAATTAAACTCCATTTAACACTATGGTTAAATTTAATTGCATTCTAAGTTCTTGAAACTTTCTTAAAGTTACAGTCTTATCAGCAGATTCAGGAAGCAAAAGATCAACTTTATCATATAATTCTTTTAATGGTTGATTTAATGCTTTCATAACATCAATCTGATCAGCATCCTGTGTTTGATATTCCATTGGATGTAAATTCTTTAAGTTTTTAAGTGGCATAAATTTTCTCCTAAAATAATTTATTTAATATCTAAAGTTTACCTGAATCAATTAATGCTTTTACTTGTTTAATTGGCATATATTTTGCCCTAACATAGTAATGTGGCAGATAAGGTGTTATTTTGTGAAATACTTCTCTCATTTGCTCTTTAGATGGTTGTTTAACTTCATAAACACTAGGTGAATCTATAAATTGATTGTTCCATCCTGGTTTGTTAAGTTCACTAACATCTAACTTTCTAGTTCGTTCTAGTTTAAGCTTTCTAATACAACTTCTACAGTAAGCTTTATAACGACCTCTCTTCCATCCTAGAGTAGCACTGCAACCAAGTTTCATACAATAACGAAAACTCTTAGTGTATTTACCTTTACCCTTAAACTTAGCACCTGAACCATAAACTCTAATGTTTTTATTTTTCATATGTTTATTTAATGTATTGATTTAATACAAATTGTATTTGTCCAGATATTAATTGAATTGTACTTTTTTCAGTACTAAACAATTCTGAACTATGAATATTATTTTTATTTAGTGATATATTCAAGGCATTAATAATACTTATTATATCACTCTTAGTTAAACCATTTATATTTAGTTTATAAAATTGGTTATCTTTGTCATTAAAATCTTTATCAATATTTATCTTCATAATTTCAACCATATGTTTATTTAATGTATTTAGCTAATAACTTTTTATCTTCATCGGTAAGATTATATTTAGTATAAATATTTCTAGATAAGAAATTAATAAAATCTTCCTCAGTGAATTTATTTCTAGTAGGTATTATTTCATTAAATGTCTGATCTGTAAAATATGTTAAAGCCCAGTTGCAATGTTCTAGATAAGCTTCTTGTGCTGCTAGAAGTATATCATTATAAGAATTGTCTTTAGTGGTCTTTAATGACTCCATTTGTTTATTAGTTTTATTTATTTCTGATTTATAATATTCTTGTTCAGTGTTAAACATATTATTTAATAAAATTTTGGTAATAACCTTTATAGTCTAGATAATTACAGGTATTAATTAAAAATTTAGTAAGTTCATTTTTATGTTTATCACACAAAAATATTAAAATTTCATTACCAAATAATGTACCTTCAATAAGATTAGAATTTCTTGTCTCTTCAAAGTCTATACTATCACTTAATTCTTTATGCCAGTTAATTATTCTAGAGCATTCAGTGCATCTCATATGTTCATTTTCTTTAATTGTTAGTTCTGTACTTATGTGCTCTCTTTTTATTAATAATAATTTCATTTATTTACTCTCATCAAAAACTATAGGTACACCTTTATATCTATAAGATTTATATTTATGTAGCATAACTTCATTTATATCTTGTAAGAATTTTAATAAAGCATGTGTGTCTTTTGCACATAGTTTAATTACTACTTCATTACCAAAAATAGTACCTTTTATTAAATCAGTATTTTTATCAAGACATATAATACAAGGTTCATTTTGCACAATATAATTTTTACTGTGTTCTATGTTCAAATCTGTGTTTATTAGGTCTCTAGTAAAAAATGTGTTCATATGTTAGTATTTATACTTAGCTATTAAAAAAATTATATATGGTGTATATTGTGATATAATATATCAAAATTTCACTTAGGGGCAATGGGTACTTACCGGTGTAAAGTTACTTTACAGTGTCAAGTTAGTTTACAGTAGGCATCTTAGTTAACACTGTTAAGTGAATCACCATTCAGTAATTTAAGTTAACAGTGTTAAGTAACTAACATTCATTAATTAAATAACACTGTTAAGTAACTACACACTTATCAATACACATAACAATGTTATCTAGAAATAAA